ATTTTGATAATAAAGATGGGCTTTATGCGGACTTCGTTGCTATCTGTTCGCATATAAGGAAACAAATAAGAGATAATCAAATCTTAGGAGGTATGCTTGGCATTTACAATCCATCTATCACTCAACGACTTAACGGGCTAACCGAGAAGACCGAAACCAAAGTTGAGATAAGCGATGCTCCAGATTGGCTCAAAGGCGAAATTAAATAACTATGGGGTTCAACCCGAACTTAGTATTTTTAGAAGATAGCTTTAAGAATCAAGGTAAGAGAATAGCAGTCTTACAAGGCGGTGCAAGGTCGGGCAAGACTTTTTCTGCTCTGCAATGGATTATTAGAACTGCAACCACTTACAAGGGTTTGACCTACTCGATAGTTAGGAAGACGTTACCCGCACTTAAGACAAGTGCAATGAGAGATTTCTTTGAGATACTTAAAGAGGTGGGTTTGTACGAAGAAAAGTACCACAACAAAAGCGAGAACACCTACACGCTTAACGGTAATCTAATTGAGTTCTTCAGCACGGATGATGCGCAAAAGATTAGAGGTCGGAAGAGGAACGTGCTATTCTGCAATGAGGGCAACGAGTTGGAATTAGAAGATTGGAGGCAGTTAGTTCTAAGGACTACGGGCAAGATAATAATTGATTACAATCCTTCAGACTTCGAACATTGGATTTATGACCAAGTAATCCCGAGAGAGGATGCAGGGCTTTTAATTACGACCTATAAAGACAACCCACACTTACCCGATTCACTTAAACGAGAGATTGAGAACTTAGCATCCGCAGACCCTGAGTATTGGAAGATATTTGGCTTAGGTCAAAGAGGGCAGTTGGTTGGTTTAGTGTTTAACAATTGGAGTGAAGGAGTTGTAATTCCAGAAGGTGCAAAGTTTATCGGGTTCGGATTGGATTGGGGTTTTACGAATGACCCAAGCGCAGTCGTAGGAGTTTGGAAGAGAGATGACACGCTATATGTAAAAGAACATCTTTACGAACGAGGACTAACGAACCAAGACATAAGTTCAAGACTAAAAGACTTTGCCACAAATAGGGATGAGTTCTTTGCTGATAGCGCAGAACCTAAATCAATCGAGGAAGTCTATCGAATGGGGTGGAACATCAAACCCACGCAAAAAGGCAAGGATTCGATTCTCAATTCAATCGACATCTTACGAAGGTTCAAGATAGTTTTAATTGGCTCAAATCTTACCAGAGAATTTAAGACCTACAAGTGGAAGCAAGACAAGGCGGGTAAATTGATAAACGAGCCTATCGACTTTAACAATCACTTAATAGACTCACTACGCTACCTTGCACTAATGAAGCTAAACGAGAATAGGAAAGGCAAGTATGTTACTATGAGAGGGTAGTTTTATATTTTAGATTATGCGAATCAAACAGGCTTACTTTAATTTAACCTTAAGAAAGTTCATCGAATTAAACCAAATCCCTAAAGAGGATTGGCTTGAGAGGCTAATGTTTGTTTATCCTAAAGCATCGGACGAAAAGGTAAGGGACTTAGGAGAACTTTATCAGGAATTATTAGACGCTGAAAACTCAATACCAAGAGCAAAGCTATCAAAGTTCTATCGAGTGGGTTGGAATTGGTATTATCTAAACACCAGATTAAGTTCAATAAGGGCAGACCAATTTATCGACCTTGCTCACTTTGCCGGTAAGGATGAACCCGCTGATGAGATACATAACATCTTAGCTATTTTCCTCATACCTGTTAAATCGTTCTTTGGAGAGTGGTTGTATAATGGCTCAATCCATAAAGAAGTGGCTAATGACCTCTTAAAGATGAAGCTAAAAGATGCTACTCCTATAATGGTTTTTTTTTGCAATTATTTAGAGAAATTATCGGAGGCTATCCCAACCTATTTAATGGGCAAGTTGGAGAAGTTAAACCTTTCTACAAAAAGTGGGGATGGATTGCCACAATAAATAATTTAGCAGGAGGAGATAAAACTAAATGGGATTACTTTTTTAAGATGGGAGTTGTTGAGTTTTTAAATTTAGTTACCTTTCAAATAGACGAAGCCGATGGACTATAAATCACTACTTGGGAATTTAGGAACTGATGCGAGTAGCTTGCAAGAGATTAGCTTTGACACCACAATAGGTCAGAGCCTCTATGAGTTGGCTACCAACATAAGTCAGGTAATGAAGTCTAACTTAATCGAGGCTAACTCAAGTAACGCAAGCAGCGACCTCCTTCAGTCTATTATCGCAGTTCCAACGACAAAACGGGGCAAGGATTATTTGGTGGTTATCAATGGTAACAACTACGCTGCGTTTGTGGATAGAGGGGTAAGTGGAACAAGAAGAAAGTTGAACTCTCCATTCTCCTTCAAAAAAGAAACCGTTAGCCCTGCTTTTCAAAAGTCTTTAATGAAGTGGATTAGCAAGGTCGGAATCCCTATTCAATCGAGATATTCTCAGACAAGGGATTTGACTAAGACTCAAAGGAAAAAAGCCCAGATAGACGAGAAGAGTAAAATGGCTTACGCAATGGGAGTGGGGATTAAACGCAAAGGTATCGAGCCGACTTTATTTATTCAGAACGCAATATCGGAGCAAGTAGTAAACGATTATGCACAAGCCTTAAGTAAGGCATTAGGTAAACAAATTACAACGGTAATGTCAAATAATATTAAACAATGGCAATAACACTTATAACAAGTCCTAACGATTGGCAGAACGCCTATAATGAAATCGTCTTTAACGTGAGTTCGAGCAACTCAACGCAACCTAACTTTCAGTTTTTGGTGGATGTAAACGTGAGCGGGCAGACTAATCCTGTTGCAAGGTTGACATACCCTAAGCAAGTAGGAGTGGGAACGATAAATTTAGATGTGGCTAACGTAGTTAAAGACTACGTTACCTATGACTTAGGCTCATTCAACGCAAACGGAATCATTCGTAACACTAATTCAGTAGCAAAATTCTGGCTCGAATTCGGGGAGATATACGATAATGTGAGCGGAGTTCCTATAATTTACCCTAACTTGACCGCTTATGGAACGAGTGGAACGCCTAAGAGCAGTTCTAATGCTGTGTTTGATTTCTTAGATTGGAGCAAATCAGCATTTAATCCTGCCAAATTACTTAGCACTTCTAACCAAGTTAGCCTAAATCAGACTACTTATACTCCTTCATTGAGGGCGAATCAGCAAATGTGGCATAGTTTCTTTGACTTAAATGGCACGATTGCAATAGTTGACATAGCAGTTTTCAACGCTCAAGGGGGTAGTTTATTTACTAATTCGTTTAGCTATCCTGCAATAGTTTCGGGAATGGTATCAATTAATACAGGATTCGAATTCTTAGAATTTATGAACGCAAGTGGTTATATGACTAACCCGAATGCAGCATACTATGAGGTGAAGTTTAAAGATAACGGAGATGATACACTCTTTACTAAGAGGATAAACATAGACCAGACTTGCACTAAGTACGAAGTTTATAGACTTCATTGGTTGAACAACTTAGGAGGGTTTGATTCCTTCAACTTTACTAAGGTAAGCAAAGAATCAGTCGAGATTGAACGGAAGCAGTTTAAGAAGTTTCAACAACTCAACTACGCTAAGACCGATAGACTAAAGACAAATTACTTTACCAAGTTTAGCGAAAACATCGAGTTGAACTCCGACCTACTTACTGATGCAGAGTGGGAAGGGTTAAGAGAATTGATGCTTAGTCCTATCGTTATTTTAGAAGTAGACAAGGACACTTACTATCCTGTTAACATTTTGGAAACAAACTACCCTATCAATAAAGTGGTTAACGAAACTCGACCTACTTCATTAGTGATTAACATTCAATACACCTTTGATAATTATCGTCAGTCATTATGATAGAACTAAAGATATATCAGTACAACGTAAGCGGTGCGGTAGTTAGCGCATTTGATGTAGACCTTTACGATAATGTTCCAATGCCTGTGAATAAGTCGATAGTTGACATTAAAGAACCCGAGCAAAGAAAGTCAGATTACTCGCTTTCAATTCGCATTCCTGCAACGGCTAAGAATAGAAGCATCTTTTCGGACATTGACAATCTAAACCGAGCGACTATCAATACAAGTTCTACCAACTTCACTCCAGACTTCAATGCTAATTTAAAAGCGGAAGCAATCATTCTCAATAACGGAGTTGAGCAAATGCGAGGCTACCTACAACTTACCGAAGTTCCTATAAACGATAGAGATATTGAGTACGAGATAATCATAATAGGTAAATTGGCTAACTTGTTTCAAGACTTGGGAGAGTCTTTATTGACCGACTTAGACCTTAGTCAATTCGACCATCCGTGGACTACGTTCTGGATTTCTAATAGTTGGGCAACCGATATTAGAAAAAACGGCAACGCCTACACAAACTTTGATGTAAGCGGTAATCCAAAAGGCGAAGGTTATGTTTACCCACTTATTGATAACGGAAGCAGCACGGGCAATCAGGAAATAGAATACACCTTAGAGAAGGCTATGTATCCTGCAATCTACGTCAAACAATTAGTAGATTCAATCTTTGCAAGTCAAGGTTACCGCTATCAATCAGACTTCTTTAATTCAATTGAGTTCAAGAGATTAGTCGTTCCATTCACGAGTGGCAAATTCATAATGACCGAGCAAGAAGTTGACGACAGAACTTGGGAAGTAACGAATAGCGCAGACGTAACCTATACCGATTCTGGAGGAACTATTCCTGTCATATCAGATGTTAAAGTTTTTAATTTTAATACTATCACTAAAGACACCG